GTCAGGGCGGCCAGGAACGCGGCCATGTTTTCGAGGAGCCCGTCATCCCGCATGTCCTCGGCGAGCGAGACCACGGCCCGCCGCACGTCCGTCAGCGTCACCGTGTTCGGCGCCGTCGTCTGCGCGTCGGTCGTCACCCGCTTGCGGGCGAAGCGCGAGTAGAGGCCGCTCCGCAGCCGCCTCATCTGCCGCATGAAGTCGAAGCGGTGGACGGCGTCCCGGCCCGCGTCGGTCGCTCCGCCGGCGTCGTCCGTGATCTGGAGACTGACGAACCGACCGATGCGCAGGCTCCCGGACTCGTAGACGAGCGGGAGCACGCCGTCGGCGATGAGCGTCTGCTGCTCCGCGATCGTCAGCGCGTGCTCGGTCGCGGGCGGCGTGATGCCGGCCAGGGCCAGCCCTTCGATGGGCCGCGGCGCCGGGGTCGCCCGCCCGCAGTGCTGCGCCACGATGCCGGCCACGGCCGCGGCACACTCCCAGGGCGGCGACGGCACGTAGCGGGCGCCGGCCGCGGACGCGCGCGGCGTGTTCATGCCGCTCGCCGCCGCGAGGCTGGAGAGGTTCGCGACCGTGTCGACCGAACCCGCGACCTGGTGCCCGTACAGGGACGCCTGTGCGCCCCAGCGGGTCGCGAGCGCCGTGTCCAGCTCCGTGTCCTGCGTCGACGTGTGGCCCCACGGGTGGCAGACCACGTCGTACGCCTGCGAGCCCAGGACGGCGACGGCGTCGCCGATGTCCGGGTCGGTCGCGCCGCCGGTCGGCGTCACGATCGCCCAGTTGAGCCCGCTCGGCAGCGCCTCGCCCGCGGTGTGGTTCACGCGCAGGTCGATGCGGTTGCCGCACGTCCCGCCGTTCCGCGCCGTCGAGACGAGGTAGTCCGTCACGAGCGGCGAGGTGTCGTCGAGGCCCGCGCCGTCGAGGAACAGCACCTTGTCCGTGGCCACGACTGCGTCGTCGTCGAAGTAGACAGCGATCAGGCCGGCGACGCTGGTGACGTAGGCCACGCGCATCAGGTAGCCGGTGGACGACCGGATGAAGACGTCCTTACCCGAGGACGTGATCGAGCACAGCGCCTTGGTCGTCTCATTGAAGTAGACGAGGCTCGCGCCCGTGCTCGGCACCGTGGCGTTGTCTTCGACGGGCAGGGTGGAGGCGTCCGAGAGTGTGACCGTCGTGTCGATGTTGCCGCCGGAGTTGTCGCACTCCAGGGTGCCGACATTGGCGGGCCACGACCCGGCGACCGGCGGCACGACGTACAGCACCTTGCCCGGCCCGCCCGGGGCGGCGTTGTGCGTCATCTTGAGCGTGCCGGCGTAGGTGCCCGCGGTGAGGACGCTGGGCAGGTCGTCGGCGTTGCCGCTGGCGGCCACGGCCGCCGTGACAATGACGCTCGCCGCGTCGCCGTTGACGACCGCCGACGTGAACCGCCGGCCGCCGACGTACCACGCGATCTCGCCCGAGGCTGTGGCCGGTCCGACAAGGCCGATGCGACCCACGGCCGCGACGGCGCCGGCGGCGTCGGCCAGGGCGATGATGCGCAGGTCGCGGTCGGCGCCGCGGTCGTTCTCGAAGTAGCGCTCGATCATCTGCGCGCCGATGCTGCCCTCGCCGCAGTACGTCACGCCCTCCGCCTTCGTGCGGACGCGGGTCGGCGTCGCCGTAGCGATGCTGCCCGTTCCGATCTTCTGGACGATCAGGAGCGACGGCCCGACGGTGTCCTGCGTCGTGCCGAGCGCCGACTCGTCGAGCTCGACCCAGACGCCCGGGACCAGGAAGGAGGTCGGGATCTCCGTGAAACTGATGCTCATTGGGTCAGCCCTCCTTCCTCTTCGCGGCCTTCGTCGGCGCGGGCTCCGGGCGCGGCGGGCGCACTCGGACGAGGTCCTTGTCGGCGAGGCGGCGGCGGGCCCACTCGTCGATCGGCATCGGGTAGCCCTCGGGCGGGATGACCGGGAATCCGCGGCGGCGCGGGTCCCGCACACGGTCGCGGCCGGGGCCGGGCTTCAGGTGTACGAGCTGCATGCGCACCTCCCGCGGCTCAGGTCCGCGTATCGATGTCCGTCGTGACCTCGATCGGCCCCACTGGCGCGCCGGTCGTGTCGTCGGCCCGGTTCAGGTTGACCCGGATGGTCTCCAGCAACAGCGCCGCGTCCGCGCACGTGAACGTCTCGCGCCGCACGAACTCGATCCCGACCGTCACCTGCATCCGGTGCCGGTCCGACTCACCGCCCTTGACCCGCTCGCGCCGGATGCGCCGGATCTCGTCCAGGGCGCAGGTCGTGCGCCATGACGTCGACGTGAGCAGGGCCGCGATGATGGCGACCTCCAGCACGTCAGCGGCCGTCTCCAGGTCGGAGTCTGACTGCGCGCCGGTGCGGGCGAGGAGCGCCGTAATCGCCAGGGTCTCCGTGGAGCCCCAGAACCGCTCGTCATCCGAGTCCGGCGCGGAGTCCGTCTGCGGGATCCCGACGAATAGCACCGGGTGCGGCGACTCTCCCGGGTACGGCGTGTGCGGGTCGGCGACCACGCGCGTCCCGACGAGGGCCGCGACGGTCGAATCAGCGAGGAGCTGGTCGATCGTCGCCTGCCGGATCGCCTGCCGCGTTGCCATCGGACCTCACACGCTCAGGATCAGGAGCGTCCCGCCGGACCCGTCCGGCTGCGCGTCGTCCACTCGCCAGGTCTCGGACTCGCCCGCGACGACCATCGTGTCGCCCTGCACCGGCGCCGGGCTCCAGTCCGCGAGCACGACCCAGAGCGTCGGGCCGGTCGCGTTCACGGGCTCGTCCGAGCCCTCGAACACCGGCGCATGCGCCCGCTCGAATACGCCGCGGCGCGTCAGTGGGCCGCCGCCAGCCGCGGGCGAGTGCGTCACAGCTACACCGAACACGACGTCCAGCGCGCCGTGGGCCGTGTCCATGACGCCTTGGAACAGCGACGCCATCGGCTACCGCCGCCCGCGCCGGCGCGGCGCCGGCTGGTGCTCGACTTCGGCCGGCTGCGACACCGGCGCCACCGGCTGCGACTGCACCCGGCCTGGCTCGTCATCGACGACCCGGATCCACCCGTTTTCGGCGAGCTTCCGCCACCGATGCGAAGGCGCGAACACCACGCCCGTCTCCGGGATGCGCACTCGCGTGTCCGGGTTGGGGACGTTCCGACCGATCGGATCCGGGAACGCTCGCATCACGTCACCTCGCACGGGCGCCGGAGCGCAGACGGCGCTCCGGCCGCGCCGTCATCAGACCTTGCAGCACAGCAGGATCAGGCGGCCGTCGTCGCCTGCCGCGTTCTTCGCGATTGAGAGCGTCTCCGCCGCGCCGTTGACGACCGCGAACGTCCGGTCGACGGCGGCGAGGAGCTGCTGGTTCTCGACGGCGCACACCGCCGCGTTCGTGATGGCGTTGCCGCCGCCGGCCGCCGCGTCGAAGAGCTGCAGCGTGCCGCCGGCGCTCACGCCCGTACAGTCCGTGGTGGCCGTGATGATGCGGAAGTTGAACGCGAGCTGCGCGTTCGTCGTCAGGTCGAAGTCGATCGGCGTCGCCGCCGCCTCGGCGTCGAGCTCCAGGATGAACACGTTCTCGGACAGCATCGTCGTGGCGGCCACGCCGATGCCGATGTGCAGCGGGTCGACGCTGCCGTTCGCGATGCCGGCCGAGTCGACGGCCTGGTACGCCTGCGCGCCCGCGCCGTCCGCGATGAGCGGCAGGCCCGCGCCGGCCACGCCCGAGTCCAGGCCCGCGACCGGCACCGGGGTCTCGCCCACGCCCGTGTGGTCGTGCGCGATGGCGGCGAGGGCCGCGACGAGCGCGCCGCCGTCCGCCAGGGCGCCGGCCGCGTCCAGGACCGCGATGTTGTTCGGCGCCCCCGGGACCACGAGGACCTGGAGATTCGCCGCCGGGACCGTCGAGTCCGTCAGGGCGCCGAGCACGTCCAGGCTCGCCACGTTGCCGGCGGCCGCCGGGACGACGAGCACCTGGAGGTTCGCCGCGAGGATGCCCGAGTCCGTCACGCTCGCGCCGCCGGCCGCGAACGCCGGGACGTTGCCGACGACCGCCGCCGGCAGGGCCGCGATCCAGCCGGCCGCAGCGAGGCCTGAGTCCGTGAGCTTACCGGCCGCGTCGAGGCCCGCGAGGTTGCCGGCGATGGCCGGGACCGTGTCCACCTGGACATCCGCGGCCAGGATGCCGCTCGTCTCCAGGCCGCCCGCCGCCGTGAACTTCGGCACGATGCCCGTGATGGCGGGGACCTTGTCGATCTTCGCGGCCAGGTCACCGGTGAGGGCGCCGAGACCCACGCCGTTGAGCCGGACGCGGACGCGCCCGCCCGTGGCCGCGCCGCACGCCGTGCCGATCTCGTAGTTCACCGTGCTGTCGCTGTCCTCGCACTCGCCGGCGGTCGGGTCCCAGTAGATCTTGAGACCCTCGGTGAACGTGTCGGCAGCGTCGGCCGTCAGCCACACCTCGCCGCCGTACTGCGCGGCGAACGTCTCGTTCACCAGAGCGGTCGTCAGCGGGATCAGGAACTCGGAGCCGATGACGACCGGAGTCCCGCTCGTCACGCCACCCACCGGGGCGGTCCGCGTGACGATCTGCCCGTCGCCCAGAATCACGTTTGCCATCTCTCATTCTCCTCTTGCGGGCCCGTCTCCGGGCCCGCGGCGTCAGGTCGTCACGCGGTCATCACGCGCCGGCGTTCCACGCGAACGCCTGGAATTCCAGGATCACGCAGCCGAACACGTCGCGGGCGTGGTAGACGATCGAGTCGGACTTCTGCTCGATGCGGTCGGTGATGACGAGGCCGCCGTCCTCCGCCAGGTTGCCCCACTCGGCCGCGGTGAGGCTGCCCGTGCCGGCGCCCCAGGCGTTGCCCGTCCAGCCCGGCACGTAGATCCGGTTGTCCTTCTCGACGTCGACCGTCACGGCGTTCGCGGCGGCCGTCGGGCTGTACTGCGGCGAGTAGAGCTGCTCGACCGTCGTCCGGTGCGTGGTCGGGAGGAACAGGAACTGGAGCGGCTCGCCGATGACGATGTCGTTGCCGTCCGGGTCGCTCTCGTAGTTGTCCCGGAGGAAGCCGTCCAGCTCCGCGAGCCGGGCGATCGTCGGCGCGCCGGCGGAGGCCGAGAGGTTGCGGTGCACTCCGGCGAGGGTGAACAGCGGCTGTCCGTCGCCCATCGTCTGCGGGGTCGTCAGCAGCCCGCCGAACACGGCCGAGCGGGTGACGCGCGACGCCTTGGCGACCTTCAGGCCCGCTCGGGTGAAGGCGCCGAGGTTGTCGGCGATCAGCATCTCCCACGTGAGCTGGATCTCGCCTCCGCGCTTCACGGCCGCGGCCCGCTCGCGCCCCTCGCCCATGTGGATCTGGACGTAGTCCGCGCCCTCGGGCACGACCGGCAGGAGGCCGGGGCCGAGCAGCGTCGGATAGTCGCGGGTCTCGAAGTCCTGGAAATCGTTCCGGGTCGCGATCCGCTCGTACCAGCGGTACAGCGGCGACGCCTCGGCCTCCTTGCGGAGCCGCTTCTGGAGCGAGTTCGCGAGGATGAAGGGGAAGTCGCTCGTCGTGTGGCCACCCACGCGCAGGCCCATGCGGGCGATCTCCGACCGGGTGCGGCCACGCATGCGGAACCCGGCGATCTCCATGCGCTCGCCGACGAGGGCCAGGGGGCCCATGCCGCGCAGGTCGCGGGCCCGCTCGCTCAGCTCCGTCGCGTTGCCCATCAGCACGTCGACCGCGTCGCGCACGGCCTCGACGCGCGTCTCAGTCGCGTCCTGCCCGCCCGCGCTGACGTGCGTGCGGATCTCGGTTCCGGCCTGACCCTCGAGCAGCGCGTCGAGCATCCGGGCGCGGAACTGCTCCGGGGTCCTGCCGTCGTCGATCGCCTTGTCGGCCTCGGCCTGCGGCACGCCGTTGCGCACGGCGACCGGGATCAGGGCGCGGACCGCGGCGACGCGCTCGCGCTCCGCGGTCCGGGCCTGCGTGGCCGCGGCGTCTACGCGCCGCTGCGCCTCGCCGATCCCGATGACGTTGTCCGGCTGCGACGCCGGGGCCGGGTCGGGGGTGCGCTCGATCGTGGCCGCCCCCTGCGGGTCCTTCGTGGGGTCCATGCTGTCTCCCTCCTGGGTGCGGCCTGATGCGGCCGGAGTCGAATTGGCGTTGCGCTGTGAGCGGGACTGCGCGCCGGCGTCGGCGCCGACCGGGCAGGCGGAGAATTCGCCGGGCTCCCAGTCGACGACGCGGTGCAGCGGCGGAAGCCCATCGCGTTCGATGATCTCAGTACGGTGCGTCCAGTAGCCCACGCTGCCGTTGCGGGCGATTCCGGTGACGACCTTGCGGACCTTGTCGGCGACATCCGGCGTGTCGGCGAGGTAGACGTCACCTTCGAGCGTCCCGGGCTCGCCGTTCGCGCCCGGGACGGCGACGGCCGAGCCCTCGACGATCTTTCCCAGCAGGTTGGCGCCGAGCCCGTCTGAGTCGTGCGAGTCCAGGAACGGGGCGCCGGCGTTGAGGCGACCGAGCCGGACGGAGCCGGGTTCGATCACCAGCTCCTCGTCGAACTCGTCGACCGTGTCGCCGAACCAGTCGACTATGCGCCGGCGGACGATGGCGCCGCGGCTGAACACGTAGCGGAGCGTCCGCTTCGCCTCGTCCCACGTCCCGGGCACGACCACGGCCGCGCGGCGCGCCATCATCGGCGGGCCGTCGTACGGGGCGCCTTCCGCCAGGCGCGTGACCAGCGTTTCGATGCGGTCGGTCATCGCTCCCCCACGGCGCGCACACCGCGCCCCTCAGTGCCCTCGTCGGCGGGCGCCGTCTCGTCCTCGTCGGAGTCGTCTGCGGGCTGCGGTGCGAGTGCGGCGGCGGCCACCTTCGCGGCGACGTCGCTGCTGAACACGAGGTCCAGATCGGCGGCGCGGTCGCGCTCCGCCCGGATCTCGTTGTCGAGTTCGATCGGGTCGCGGCCGCGGGCGGCTACCTTCTCGGTGCGCGACGCGAACCCGGCGAGGACTTCGATCAGGTCGGCGGCCGCGTCCTTCGCCGGGTCGACGCTTTCGAGCCGCGGCGGCGTCCACTTCACGGAGTAGAGGTCGACGCCGAGCGCGGCGACCTCCGCCGGAGTGACGACGCCGGCGAGCACCGCGGCCTCGACGAACCAATCCCAGATCGGCTGGTAGACGCACGGGATCAGCCACAGGGCTTGACCCATGCGGATCCATCGGTTGTACGGGATGCGGCCGGCACGGTAGCTCGTCCAGCTCATACCGGACAGGTCGCCGGACAGGGCCTCGTAGGTCGTGCCCATGCCGGCCGCTGCGGAGTGCAGGATCTCGGAGTCGTACTCTCTCAGGCCGGCGGCCGCGGGCGGGGACGAGAACGTGAACGTCTTACCATTGCGGGCGTACAGCACCATGCCCGGCTCGAACTTCTCAACCACGTTCCCGAACGCATCGGAGACCGACCCGTCCGTGATGCGGTCGCCCGTCTCGCTGTTGATCTGCGGCCCGAATCCCTCGTCGGTCGGGTCGTCGCCGGTCGCGACGCCGATGGGCGCGGCGGCGAACTTCTGCCGGACCATCGTCGCGGTGTGGAACTCGCCGTGCTCGCGCAGGGTGCGGATGACCGCGGCCGTCCACGGCACGCCGAGCACCTGGCCGATACGCTCACCCAGCTCCTCGTGGACGTGGACGACGTCGCGCGCGTCGACCCGCACGGACGAACCGAACGCCGCCAGGGCCGACTCACCGGGGTGGGCCGGGTAGAAGAAATACGCGGCCTTGCGCCCGACCGGGTCGAACTCGACGCCCTGCGTCAGCGCCGGGCCGGCGCCGGTCAGCGTCGTGTCCTGCGACGTGTCGAGGTAGTCCGCCTCGAGCAGCTCCAGTTGCAGCGGC